AAAAACAAATCACATCAAACGTAGCAACACGAATTGAAGCCATGAAAGGCGAAGGCTTGCTAATCGCACCAAATTATAGCGTAAGTAACGCTCTAAGTTCAGCATACTATGCCCTTAAAAATTCAGCCAGTGGGAACTTGCTAGAAAAATGTACTCCTGAAAGCGTGTATAATGCCTTGCTTGATATGGTCACACAAGGTCTAAGCCCTGCTAAGACACAATGCTACTTCATTCCTTACGGGAATACGGTCAAATTGAACCGTTCATACTTCGGAACCATGAAGGTCGTTAAACAGTTACCTGAAGTGAAAGACATCTATGCTCAGATTATTTTTGAAGGCGACGAGTTTGAAGCTGAAAACGTGGACGGGCGCTGGAAGTTTGTCAGCCACAAGTCAAGCTGGAAGAACCAGGACAATCCAATTGAAGGCGCCTATTGTGTGATTGAAAAAACAGACGGGGAGAAAATCCTCACGATCATGACTAAGAAAGAAATTGATAAGTCCTGGGCGCAATCAAGAAACGGAAGCGTTCAGAAGAACTTCCCACAGGAAATGGCCAAGCGCACAGTTATCAATCGTGCTGCCAAACAATTCTTTAATACATCAGACGACAATGACTTATTCATTGATGCAGTCAATCGAACTACTGAAAATGAGTTTGACAATGAGCGCAACGTGAAAGACATCACTCCAAATGAACCAGTAGAAACGCTGGACGCTATCATGGGCGAGGTGGTAGAACCCGAAGAAGTGGAAGAAGTTCAAGAATCTGAGAAACCTAAAAAAGCACCTCGTAAGAAAAAAGAGGTCATTGAGCAAGAAGTGACAACCACTGATACAAGCTACCCTGCAGAAGAAATTCCAGACTTTGACGAAGAAACAGGCGAGGTTTTTGAAGAAATCAGCTTGCTAGAAGGCAACACAACCAATATCAAGGAGCAGTAGTCATGGAAGAACTAACACAAGAGAACTACTACCAGGACACAAGCTACTTGACCAACTCACGTTTCAAACGTTATCAGCAATGCCAAGCGAAGGCATTTGCCCTTGATAGTGGCCAATGGGTAGAAGAGAGGGATGAGACCCCTCTCCTACTCGGTAACTACGTTCATAGTTACTTTGAAAGTCCAGAAGCGCATCAGCAGTTCATGGACGAAAATGGCGAGAAGCTACTTGCTAAGACTGGCAAGAATAAAGGAAACCTCAAATCTGACTTTGTGATTGGCGACAAGATGATTGAGAGCCTGAAAGACGACGAAGGGTTCAACCGTTTGTACCATGGTTACGCTTCGGATGAAGTTCAAAAAGAATTAATTGTCTACGGCGAAATCGAAGGCGTGCCAGTCAAAGGTAAGCTAGACAGTGTCAATCTGAGCCGTGGCTACTTTGTGGATCTAAAAACCATGAAATCCATCTATTCTGAGGAATGGAGCGCAGAACTCAAGAAACGAGTTCCCGCTGCAGTCAATAACATTTTGAATTTTGGGTATCACGGACAACTTGGTCTGTATCGTGAACTCTTAAAGCAAATGACAGGTAATGACTTTAGACCTTACATCGTAGCAGTAAGTAAGGAGAACGTGCCAGACCGTGAAATCCTAAAAATCGATGATGAATGGCTGGATGAAGGTTTAGACAAAATCAAATCTGAAATTGTCGAAGTTTGGAACGTGATTCAGGGCAAACAGAAGCCTAAGGAGTGCGGGCATTGCGACTACTGTAGAAGTCATAAGAAACTAGGTACAGTCGTCACTCTGAACGACCTGATTGAAATGTAAATAAATAAAAACAAGCCGTGCATTCTTGTAAAACTGCGAACTAGAAAGCGTCAGTAAAGGTTATGTGACCTTGGACGAGCGACTGCCCGTATTTAGCCAAACTCACACACAAAGGCAGTCGCATTTTTTTTGAAATGATAGCAGGAAAGAAAAAATGATAAATAAAATTATAATCCCAGGTACAAGTATCGCACTTGAGATTGCTGGTGGACATATCGCAGTATCAAATGCAATAAACTATGACATCCAGATGGAATTCAAAAATGCAGATGCAGATACCTCTCTGGATACGAGTGGCGACGTTTTCGAGCCTTTATATTGGCTGGATGTTAAAGCTATACCGAAAAAACCGACAGAGTATCATTCTAGCCTTGGTGCAAAAGCAGAAAAACGCAACTTGACCGAGCTTCAAAAATTCTTTGAATTCGTTGAAGATAACAAGCGAAATCTATTCGATCTTTGTGGGATCAAGGGAGAACTGCAATGAAATCTCTGACATTATCGTTAGACATTTCAACTTCTGCGACAGGCTGGGCCTTATTTGAAGGCTCAGACCTTGTCCAGAGTGGTGTCTTAAAACATAAAAGTAAGTCATTCTTTGAACGTGGGCGCTTCATGGCTGGAGAATTGAGAACCATTCAATTAAGAGCCTTACAACGCTATGAAGGACCGTTTGAATCTATTGTAGTCGAGAAGAACTCGGTCATGGGTCCTAATCAACAATCTATGATTAGCATCGGAATTGTGACAGGGATTATCCTTGGACGGTTAGTCGCTGACAATGTGTATTTTGTGAACGTGTCGACCTGGCGCAAGTATTGGAAGTTCAGTTATAAAGACCGTAGTAAAAAATCTATGAAGCTACAAGCTATTGCTAAAGTGTCCGAGAACTTCGAGCTGAACGTTAAAGACGACGAGGCTGATGCGATCCTGATTGGTTCGTACTTTGTAAACCATGGCCACGAATTCGGAGACCTGGAAAACCACAAGGTAAGCTAAAGGAGAAAGGTTATGAGCTATACCGTAACACTTTATTTCAAAAACAGGTGGAAGAAAAAGCTGAAAGAATACGAAGAACAGTTGAAGGAGTTGAAAGATGAATAAACAGGAATTGATTGAGAAATACGAGTGTTTGAACCATGACTGTTTCAGAAGGGTTGATACGTCTAAAGTTTTGAAAGACTTAAAACAACTAGACGAACCAGAAATAGTCAAAGTACCGCAGTTTGTGGCGGATTGGATTAAATATTGCAAAAATACATTTTTATCCCTCGCCCGCGCCTTAATGATTGAAGAAGTGGATTTTTACAATTATGCAAACCAAGAAGATCATTCAAGACTAATAGATTTTTTTGGGTCTGGAATTAACCAAGAAACATTCGCTCGTGCATGGCTTGATGGCTACGAGGTCGAGAAAGAACCAAAGTATACGGTTAGGGTGAAAGGAATAAATGGATATGGTCAATATCTTAATAAAGCTTCATCATCCAAAACATATTGTTTTGCATCAGAAATTGAAAAATATGGGTATAAAACAAAACACACCCGCAAAGAGTTGGAAGAAGATGGATTTGGTTGGGTGTTTGATTGCCCAGGGATTGAGATTGAGGAGGTAACGGAATGAAAGATTTGATGTTTTGGGGAATGTTCTTAGCTTGTGTGTCGGTTTTAGTAATGGCAGTATTCGTATTACTCTATCAACGTCAAGTTAATATTTATTTAAGAAATAAATATAACGACTTAACACGAGAGTTAAATAATTGCTTCGGTTGGGAAGAATGGGAATGGGCGCATAATTTTAGAGAGTACGCTCGTAAAGTTGACTCTTTAGAAAAATTTAAGATGGATCTTGAACGACTTGAAATCATCAAGAAAGCATTAGATGTTCAAAAACTAGAAGAATTACAAAAACGTAAAGAACTAGTTGAACGTGAAATCGAAAAGCTTGAAAAGTAAGGAGGTGGAGTGATGATTATCAAGGATTACAGATACGAAAATTCAGCAGATGGCATTCATTACATAATTGATGTAGATGGTTATGAAGTTGAAATGCATCACACTAGAACAGAGTACGGCAGTGTGCAACATGATGACATAGAATATTTTTTGGATGAAATCGCCGAATACGATGTACAAGAAGCGGAATTGATTGAAGACTTTGTAAGACTTCAAAGTTATCTGTTAATGTATGGAGTTGGATTTACTCTTAAAAACGCTGAAGAGGTATAGTGATGGAAGAAATGAAAAGAGATTTTGCAGGTAAGTTGTACAGAAAAGCTTGTGAAATTGCAGAATTTTATGAAGAACAAATGGATAGTGAAGACGATAACGAGGTCTTTGATATTGAGGAGTGTTTAGTGGAGTTATGTCAGCTAGTTTTTGATGAAATGATTTTTTGTCAAGCGGCAGTGTCGAGAACATACTTCGCAACATTGCCAACAGACAATCCTCATATTATGAGTGAAGCAAGAAAAGAATTGCCTTTTAAACCAAAGCAGGAGATGGAAGAATGAAACGCTTTTTAATCGGCTATGCCTTACTTACTACGTGCTTACTATTCATGCAGCGTGAAGCACAGAAGCCCTTGCTAGTTTATCACGCTGATAGCAAATATCAGATTACTGGCAAGGTTACGGAAAAACGAAAAATCGGAAAGCTATTCACTATCACGGTTAATAGGAACGTGTTTGTGGTGAGTGAAGAGAAATTTGAAAAAGTAGAGATTGGAGATGATATCGAATTATGACAGCAAACATGGAATTACTAGCGCACCGTGTCGAAAAGTGGGCAAAAGAACGAGGATTGGACAATCCGGAAAATAGCACGGCGCAAGCGTTGAAATTATTTGAAGAAGCGGGAGAACTTGCACAAGCGCATTTGAAAGAGCGTGAAGCAGACGGAAAAGATGCAGTAGGGGATATTCTGGTAGTGCTGACTATCTATTGCCAACAGAAAGGATGGTCTATTGCTGAATGTTTCGAACTGGCTTATAACGAGATCAAGAACCGAAAAGGAAAAATGGTAAACGGTTCATTTGTGAAAGAAGGAGATTTGAAATGATACCAAAGTTTAGAGTGTGGGATAAACTAGATAAAGAAATTTACGGAGTGGAAGAGATTAATTGGTTCAACGGTGAATTTGATTTTATTGGTGACGGTATCACTTTCAAACGTGATGCAGAGGATGTCGAACTCATGCAATCAACAGGACTCAAAGACAAGAATGGTAAAGAAATCTTTGAGGGGGATATAGTTGATTACAAAGGTAGAAAAGCAGTCATCAAATGGCACGGTTCTTACGCAAGTTTCATTTACAGATTTGTAGATGAATTGAAAGAAAGGAATTCAGAATGGCATCCACTATTTCTAGCTTATTATCACGTTGAAGTGATTGGAAATAAATTTGAAAATCCAGAGCTTTTGGAGGTTGAAGAATGAACCCAGAACAAATTGACAACGTAAACAAACCAAGTCATTATCAAGGCTCAAAAGGTCTTGAAAGTATTGAAGTGATTGACAACTTTATTGGCAAATTGCCAGGCAAGGCAGCATGGTGTTGGGGAAACGCAATCAAGTATCTACTAAGATTCCAAAAAAAGAACGGTCTTGAAGATTTGAAAAAAGCTAGAAAGAACCTTGATTGGTTAATTGAGGAATTGGAGCATGAAGAATGAAACCTAAAAAATATCCGTACACAGGTAGCCAAATAAATAAAGTGACTACAACAGGAATAGGAGCTCGAGAGCTTGTGGTTTTTCCTAACATAGCTTTTAGAAAAGACTTACTCAAGCACATTTTCTCAGTTGTCAAGCAACATGACAACGCTACAATCATTTATTTCAGAATTCCAAAAGTATTCGGATACGAGGAGGAAAGAGCAAAAGTACATCTAAGCTATGAAAAGACGATGAGGATACTCAAAAGCTACTAAAACAAAAAAGCCGAGGCATTCACTCTACCCCGACAACGTTTTCAATACTGATATTATATCATAAAGGAGATAGAGAGTGAAGGCAAAAGAGCTTTTGAGCGAACTGCAGAACCTCGACATGGATATCCAGAGCAGAATAGACGAAATCAACGAACTTGAAGCTGGCCTGCTCTCAAGTCCAAACTGGTCCGAGGTTAAGGTTAAAGGTGGCCAACCTAGGAAGATTGACGACGTCTATGCTCAACTAATAACCATGAAGGACGCAATCGAGCAAGACACAAACGCTATAATCGATCGCAAACTGGAGCTAGGGCGCATGATCAACAAGCTAACTAATCCAAAACATAGAACAATCTTGAGGATGACTTACATCAATAAGATGTATGTAGATGATATTTGTGACAAAATGGAAATCAGCAGAACAACTTTCTATACTTGGCGGAATATGGCTATCTCTGAGCTGGATGAGGTTTTGGAGAGAATGGGACTAAATTGAACTTTACAAAACCGTACAGAAAAAAATGATACTTGTTAGCACAGTTTTGTAATTCTGATAAAATGGTAGTATCAAATGCTGCGGCAGATGATACTCCTTTATGAAAATTGAGGCGAAAGCCTCTCTAGACGACGAGAAGGGCTCTGGCACTCTCTCTAATTTGTTGGTACCTTTGAGAAGTGTTCTTGGTTCAATTCCAGGCGTCGTCATAAAGGCTACAAAAAAAATAAATAAGAAAAGGTAAGAATATAATATCGATTCTAACAGAGGTCAGTAGTCGCCTCATATCAAACCACTCTTTGAGTGGTTTTTATTTTGTGGAGAAAATGATGAAAATTGAATTGTTGGCTATAGATAAAATCAAAATGTATGAGAATAATGCGAAGCTGCACCCTCGTGAACAGATTGAACAGATCAAGAAGTCTATTCTAGAGTTTGGGAATAATGACCCGATAGCAGTTGATGAACACAACGTTATCATCGAAGGGCACGGACGATTTGTCGCTTTGAAAGAACTAGGTTATGACGAAGTTGAGATTATTCGTCTATCTCACTTGACGGATGAGCAAAAGCGTGCGTACATTTTAGCGCACAATAAGTTGACGATGAATTCAGGCTTTGATATGGATATTTTGGAGTTAGAGCTCGAAGATATCACAAATATCGATATGGAAGATTTTGGTTTTGATTTCGAAGAGATTGAAGTAATGGGAGAAGATATCGAAGAGGTAGAGCAAGATGAATATGACGAGGAATTACGAGAAACAAACATTAAACCAGGCGATATTTTCCAATTAGGGGAGCATAGACTATCTTGTGGAGATAGCACAGATGCGAAGCATATTCAGAAATTGCTAGATGGTGTCAAGGTCGAT